GTATAAGGATTTCTAATAGGTTTTGAATCTGAATAGAAATGTTCTATTTTATTTAATAGTGAATTATTAATAATACAAATTAAATCACCAAGTTTAAATTCATACTTAACATTATTTTCAATAAGCATAAATTTTAAACTATGTTTTGTATCATCGATCGGATAAAGTGATAAATCAAAATTATTGTTGATTGTCATTTTATTAAATTTAATCTGTCTAACTAATTTTTTCAAATTATTGTAATAATATTGTGCCTGAGAGAATATTTTAAGACAATTGTATTTATCGGTTTCATTGATAAAGATATTATTAAAAACTGTATTTTTAAAATGCGTTATTTTATTTTCTTTAACCGACAATAATAAACACAAAATACCAGTATATGTTGTTTTTTCTTCATCAACAAATAATTTATTAACACTGTGTTCTATTAATTCATAAAAAAATGATTTATTATAATGAAACATAATCAATGATATATATTATAATAAATCTGTTGTATTTAAGCAAATTTAGAAACTTATATTGTAGTCATCGTCATCGACATTCTCTTTTGAGTTGATATTAGCAATGTTATTTTGTATAACAATCTTAGAAGAACTACAAATATCGTCGGGATTTTCAATGTCACCCAACGCGTCGTCTATGTCAGTTGATTTAGCTTCAAACGTTTCTGGTGTGATATTTCTCATTTCATCAATATCTAACATAACATTAAATGAACTTGTGCCGAAATATCCTTCTTGACCACACATAATATTAGCGGAGACTCCACGCATATGATCAAGTTCAGCATGTCGTGCCGCTTTTAAAAACATTTCAGGTGTTTCTTCAAATGATGCTTTTGCAAGGGGTCCAATATCATCATTGTTTATTCCATGTCTAAACATGGAACACAATTTAATAGATGACGTCATCCTATCACAAAGTAGGTCCATGTGATGAGAATTGATGTATGTGCCATCAAACTCGATGACTTCCGCCAATTCATTGTAAATAGATTGCCTGACAGCCTCTATTCCAAATAGTTTGTATATTTCTATAATATCATTACTGTAAGTGCGTGTTTGGTCAATAAAGTCAAGTGAAATAACATCCAACAAGTTAGTTCCAACAGTATCCAATACCCATATTTCTTCTTTTTTAAAGTTTCCTTCATCATAAATCACATTGTCGGTTATTTTTCTAAGAATAACTTTGCTTACATTCTTGACACCTTTTAATACAATAGAGTTAAGCAATCGTTCTTGAAAGTTTTTCAATATGTATATATCATCGGTTTGGTCTAGTGTCTGTTTTTTCTTTTTTTTATTTTGTAATATGTTATTCATTCTTAGGCGCATTACAAGATTATTATCGTTAAAATCAGAATAAACACACGATATTTCATCTTTATAGCTATTTTTAATAACATAATTAATGTCATCCATATTTATGTTTTTATCAAGCATACTTTCTTTGTTAAGTGTAATTCTTAATAGCCATTTAGAATTATTGGATGGATCGTCTCCATGCGCATCGTCAATGCACTCCGACATCATATCCTGAAACTCTTTATGTTGCGACAAAAGGACTCTATCTTCTTCAATCAATGTATTCATATCATCGGGATCAAACAAAATCTCCACACATTTAGTGATGTCATATAATTTAGTGTGTTCTAATATATGTATGTATTCTTGAGCTTTGTTTTTATTGGTTTGTTCATACTCTTTTAAATAAATGGTGATAGATGGATTTTTAGGATTTTCCGACAAAGACAATATTTCCTCAATGCGTGGTACACCTCTTGTTACGTTAGATTTGCTTGCAACACCTGCAAAATGAAATGTATTGAGTGTCATTTGTGTAGTAGGTTCACCAATAGATTGTGCTGATATCATACCGCACATGTCTCCTGGTGGAATAATGGATCGTTTATATTGCAATATGATAAATTCTACAAGAGAAATTAAAGATTTACGATTAAAATGTTTAACAATCAACAAATCGTTTGGGTAAAGATAATAGTAATACATTGTTTTAAACAATTCGGTTGGTTTGTAGTAATAACTGTTGTCTAGTTTATTAATACCTTCTTCAATAATATCAAATGCCTCAACAGGTGTTATATCTGATTTAGATGTAGATACTATATTAAGTTGGTTTTTAATGTTATTAATGATGTAACTAAATGCAACAGGTATATGAACAGTAGTATTATCTGTATTTTTAAATATATATTTTATAATTTCATAACGTTTTTCAATCATGAAGTCGATATACTGTTTTTCTTTTTGTTTGAGATCTTTCTGTTTTTTATAACGCTTTAATGCTTGTGATGTAAAGGTTAATTTAAGTAGGTCATTGTCGACTGGGAATGTGAAATACATATATATTTCATCCAATGACATTTTGCAAATAGGTATTTGTTGATTTTCCACTTTTGTAGTATCCATATTATCATCACCGTATTTAAACTGTACAATTTTTCCTTTGTTATTTCTTACTGTTCCATCGTATGCGGCATATATATCTTCCATACCTTTAATCAGTCTTCTTTGAATGTAACCTGTCTGAGATGTTTTTACTGCTGTATCGATGAGTCCAACACGACCACCCATTGCATGAAAGAATAGTTCTTCCGGGGTTAGACCTTCTATAAATGAATTTTCAACAAATCCACGCGCGTTAGGTGAATCATCGTATTTTGTAAAATGTGGTAATGTTCTGCTTTCAAATCCATAAGGAATTCGTTTTCCGTCAACATTCTGTTGACCCAAACAAGATATCATTTGTGATATATTAATATCGCTACCTTTTGAACCGGCATTAACCATAATAACAAAACGATTCTCTGAAATTAGACTTTCTTTGCCAATCTTACCTGCTTTTGCATTTGCTTCATTAAGAATATTATTAATTCGTGTTTCAAATTCTTCTACGTTTGTTTTACCGGTGTTATTCTCAAACACACCAAGATGTGTTTCGTCTATAAGTTCTTTCACCTCGCGTTTTTTATCAATAATTACTTGAGAAATTTTATCATTAGTTTTCTTATCCGCGATCAGGTCACTTATTCCAACACTATATCCACTCAGTTTCATGTATTCATTTACGATAAATTGGATATTATCTACAAAATTAGCGGATGTCATAGCAGAATAATCATTATATATTCTTTGAATGAGACCTTTTGTTCCTGACCCCAATACACTTTTATCTATTTGACCTCTAATATATTTTCCATTTTTAATTTCAAGAATATTATTGCTAACTTTTTTATCTTCAAAATCTTTAAATGCCTTTGTTTTTTGATACATAGAAATAGGTGGAATAATTTGTGATAGTAAATCAAAATTTGTCACCATTTTTCTTTTTGAAAATATAGATTCGTCAAACGAGTTAACATTAATTAACATGGACATCGCTTCTCTAGGTGTAAAATTAATATTTTCTCTTGTGAAACGATAACATCCAAGTAAAGAATCCTGAAATATACCAATGATAGATTGATTGTTTGCTGGACTAATAATTTGATATGGAACCGCTGCAAGATTCCGTAGTTCTGTTTCGGCTTCTACATCTTGTGGCATATGCAGATTCATTTCATCACCATCAAAATCGGCATTATATGGTTTTGTGCAACCAACATTCATCCGGAAAGTATCGCCTTTTGGCAAAACTTTTGCGATATGGCACATCATACTCATTCTATGAAGTGTAGGTTGTCTGTTAAATAGAATGGCATCGCCATCCATCATATGTCTATGAACAATATCGCCATTTTGTAGTTTAATTGAATTTCTGTCTATGTATCTTAAAGAAATATTATCGCCATTTTTCTTTTCTAATATTTTAGCACCTGGATAAACGTCAGGACCATTTTGCACAAGTTTTAATAGGAAACCTTTATTTTTATCGTTAACATAAACTGGTTTTGTAATATTTTTTGCAACTTTAAGAGGAATACCCAGCTCTTTAATAGATAAGTTAGGGTCAGGTGTAATGACCGAACGAGCACTAAAATCAACACGTTTTCCCATTAAATTGCCTCTTACGCGGCCTTGCTTCCCACTAAGACGCTCTTTAATGGCCTTAAGTTGTCGCCCGGAACGTTGGGCAACAGATGCTACACCAGGAATCTTATTATCTACCATTGTTGCAACATAATATTGTAGAACCATTGCCCAGTCTTCAATAACAGTTGCGATAGCATTTTGTTGAATTTTTTCCTCAAGCGTTTTATTAGCTTTTATAATATTTACCAAAATATGAGTTAAGTCATCTTCACTTCTTTGTTGTGCATCATGTTTTACTGATGGTCTTACTGAAGGCGGTGGTACGGCCAGTGTTTGACAAATCATCCAATCGGGTCTTGAGAAGACCGAACTAAAACCCATAAAATTAACGTCTTCGTCTGATATTCTTCTAAATATTTTTAATACCATTTCAGGGGTAAGTTTCATAGTTAGATTATCTGAACTTTGGTCTGTCATTCCTTCCATGGTTTCCCATTCCGCAAAAATGGTTGACAGTCCTTCTTTTTTAATTTTGGCGGGTTGGCGGCACCCACAACCGTCGTTTGTGCAATCACCGCAACGTTTTACTTTACTTGCCAAAGCAAATACGGCATTCCATCTTTTTTCACTGCTATGATTGAGCAAAGCTTTATGTATTTCTTTACTAATTAACAATTTGCTACATTTAATACATACACACCTCAATACTTTTAGAATTGTAGTCAAATACTGTATATAATATACAGGTTTTGCTAACTCAATATGACCAAAATATCCAGGTGTATTAATATAATTGTGTCCATCAGTTGGACATATAAAACCAGGCTCTAAAACACCCATTCTTGGGTCAAATAATCCATTTATTACAGGTTTTCCATTTACAAATGTATCACGTGAGGTAATATTTGCAACTGATTGTTTTCTAATTTCTTCTGCGGACAGAATACTAAACTGGATACCAATGATTTTAGAACATTCGGGTTTTTTCTCCATACCTCCTTATATTTATACAATAATATTTAGATAGTTTCAATTTATATTTATATTCGAATATAAATATAAATTGAAACAAAATAATATAAATATTTTTCAGAAGTAAATAAATATGAGCAACAACAAAGATAAAAAGGGTTCAAAATCGAAATATAATCTTAGAAATAAGAAAAATGATGATAAAACTAAACTAAAAAAGGGTTCAAGAGACCCTGATTCTGAACCCGAAGAAGAAGATACATCCGATGAAGAAATAGATATGAAAGAGTATCGCAAACTATTGTCAACAATGTTTCCTTCTAAATATATGAAAGATAAAACTAAAAAATCTAAAAAGAGTAAAGGAAAACGTCGTAAAGATGAAGATGATGATGATGATGACGATGATGATGATGATGAAGAATATGAAGATGAAGATGAAGAAGAAGATGATGATGATGATGACGATGAAGACGATGATGATGAAGATCTAGAGGATATTATTAAAAAGAAAGGCGATCATTTTAATATTATTTTCACAATCGGAGGAAACGAAGGCGAAGACGAAGACGAAGACGAAGACGAAGATGACGACGAAGATGAAGATGAAGACGAAGATGAAGACGAAGATGAAGATGAAGATGAAGATGAAGACGAAGATGAAGATGAAGATGAAGGCGAAGATAAAAACATTAAGAAAGATAAAAACATTAAGAAAGATAAAAACATTAAGAAAGATAAAAACATTAAGAAAGATAAAAACATTGGCGATCTTGATTTCCTGACAAATATTAAGGATGTTATTAAAGTAAATAAAAAAAAGGGTAAACTAAGTAGTGTATTGAAGGAGTATGAAGAATGCATCGATGATGACATTAAATGTCTTAAAAATAAAGAAATAAAGAAAGAAAGTAAAGTTAAAAATAAAAATTATAAAAAATTTAATAAATTGGTAAGGAGCAAAGATGTATTAAATGATTTTAAATATTTTAAAAAAATGAGTGTAGAAGATCAGTCAAATGTCATTAAACAACTGAAGGCGGTAAGCGGTATATCAAGTTCAACAAAGCCTTATCGTATTTCGTTGCTTGAATCAGATATGCCGGATTTGTATAAGTCGATTGCATTGCGTAAAATAAATACACTAAGATATATGGCTCCAGGGGAGGGAGAGTATAACAAAGTGAAGAACTGGGTGGATACATTTATGCAAATTCCTTTTAATAAATATTGTAATTTGCCGATCAATATTTCAGATGGAACAGAAAAATGTCATGAATTTATGGAAAAAGCGAAAAATAATCTTGACGCAGCGGCATATGGTCTAAATGATGCCAAGATGCAGATTATGCAGTTTATAGGTCAACTTATAGCAAATCCTACATCGGTAGGAACTGCTATAGCAATTAAAGGTCCAATGGGTACTGGAAAAACGACTCTTGTAAAAGAAGGTATTAGTAAAATTCTAGATAGACCATTTGAATTTATTGCATTGGGTGGTGCCACAGATAGTAGTTTTCTAGAGGGACACTCATACACATATGAAGGTTCAACGTGGGGTAAAATAGTTGATATTTTAATTAAGAGTAAATGCATGAATCCAGTTATTTATTTTGACGAACTTGATAAAGTTAGTGATACACCTAAAGGAGAAGAGATTATTGGTATCTTGACACATTTGACAGATACCACACAGAATAGCGGATTTCACGATAAGTACTTTTCAGAAATTGACTTTGACCTAAGTAAGGTATTGTTTATATTTAGTTATAACGACGAGGATAAGATCAATCCAATTTTAAAAGATAGAATGTATCGTATTCAAACGAATGGATATGACAGTAAGCAAAAGACTATCATAGCAAACAATTATCTTGTTCCTAAAGTAACGAGTAATGTTAATTTTAATAAAGAAGACATTATTATTTCGGATGATACACTTAAATATATTATGGATAATTATACAAATAAGGAAAAAGGTGTAAGAAATCTTAAAAGATGTATTGAAATTATTTACACAAAAATTAATCTATATAGGTTGATGAAACCTGATACCAACCTATTTGAGGAAGATATATCACTAAGTGTAACCTTTCCATTTACGGTAACAACTGATGTAGTACAAAAACTAATAAAGAAAGAAGAAAACGATGAATATTATAAAAATTTCTACATGTAACCTATGCATTCCATGAACTAGAATTGAATGGTGATATGGTTATATTATTAATGTTATTTTTATAATATTGTATTTTTTTATTGGTTAATTTATCTTCTGCATTTTCAGGATGCAATGTTAAATTATTCATGTAATCTACGTTAAGTCCATTAATGGTTGGTTTGTAGCCATAACAGTTAGCACCATATTTATTACCTTGATTGGCGACGAACCCGCCATTAATACCTGGTCTTCCGCAGCTGTTTTTATGTTCCCCTGTTTTTTGTAGTTTATTCCATGTAGAATATTGTGTTGGAAACAACGCCATTTGCTTTTCGGACCATCCGTAACTACACCATTCGGCGCCGCTCTTATATGCATCGTCAATATTTTTAATGCTTGCTAGGTCTGCATCATACGCCTTGCAAACGGATATAGCATCTTCATATGTGTATATATTTTCAGGTAAATGAAATACTTCTTTCTTTTTTTTAATTATATTAGGTGGTGTTTTTTTTTCATTTTCAATTACTATATCAATTTCTGGGTGAGCATTTTCAATACCTGTTAGTTTAGCACTTATATTAATGCCAAGCATATAGTTAATTATAACCATTGCCATTACAACAAGAGCGAATGCTATTATGACTATTTCAATCAATTTATATAGAGGATTCCCCTTGTTATTTGACGATGAACTATACACGGATGTATTAAAAATACTAAAAAAGACAAATAAAACAATAATAGATATAAATGCCAGTATATATGTTGAATAGTTGACCTTTACTTTGTTGGATTTAATTATCGATAAATCTCGTGGTCTGCTGTCTGCCGCGTAATTTAAACCAGGAAAATTACTAAAATAACTATTAAAACTTTTCATATAATCAGTCATTCTATATATAGTATTAAGTTTTTTTTCTATAAAATAGACAGTATGCCTTTGATGCTACTATCTTACTTTTATCTTTTACCTCTATAACATCCATATCATCGTATAAATACCATTTACCGTTTTGGTTTTTTATATAAGCATTGTAATGACCGCCCTCGGTTCCACCAATGTGATTACAAACTCCTATTAGATCATAAACATATGAATCAGGGTTGTATCCCTCAACATAGGATGTCATGTCTAGATTATCTATTAGAAAATCAATATGTGTATTATTTTTTTTTAATGTTTGTGTAAAACGTTTAATATCTATAATCATTATTTTAGGTAAACTCCAAAATCTAATTTTTTTTATTACATTTTCTTTTACTTTTTTTTTTTCATTATACCATGCATTATCGCCTTCCAGTAGTTCTTCTTCTAAATAATTATCAAAACAATTATATAAGGTAGGTATGTCTACATTGGGGATAGACAGACTAATATTCATAAAGGGTTCAGGTGTAGAACTTAGTATTTCACTTTCATCGACAGAAACAATATTGGATACATGTATTCCATAAAAGTATGTTAATATTTCAGAAAATTCTTTTTTATACATTGTTTTCATCATTTCGTAGCAAGTTTTAGCGATTTTATCTTTTTTATTTATAATAATACCGTCTATGGTCATATTAACCTCTCTTGCTAAGGCGGTATGAAAACAATCAATAATAAATAGAAGAAATTCGGGCAAGTCATTTTGTGCTACACCTGTAAATATGTCTTTATCTTTAATGTGTGATATTTTTCTTACAGCATTAATAAATCTCCCAGGACATATAGAACCGTTTTTGTTAAAGATCATTTGTCTTAAACCATTGGCTTCGATCAATAATATACTTTCGGGTTTATTATTTAATTTTTTTAAAAGGTTTTCGTTATCAAATAAGATATTTAGTTCATTAATATTAAATAAGCATTGCATGGCAGAATTAATAAAACACGTATTTCCTAAATTTTGAAGACCTGACAATCCTTTATCAGCATACCCATCCATTATTTATACTGGAATATTAATATTTAAACATATTTTGTTATATTATAATATGAATACAAATATGAATACAAATATGAATACAAATATGAATTTATTAATGAATTATATTAATTATTCTAGAGAAAATCAACGAATTTATCGTTACATTTTAGAGAATACATGTGATAACGATCGTAACATAAGCAATCTTATATCAAGGGATATGGAAATACGCAATAGAAATACAAGAAATCGTATATACACAACACATAATAGACCTATTCGACAATTTAATGCTGACAGATTAAACAATTTACCGACGAATACTATACCAGCATTTTTTTCACCTGTTAGAGTATCACCAACATTTAATCAGATAAACGCTTCAACTACAACATCAAACTATTCAGAATTGTCTCAGGAAGAAAGAGAGCGATATATCAATTGTTCGATAACATTAAATAACTTTACAGACGATACACGTGTTATGAAAATTAATCAATGTGGTCATATATTTTCAGAGGAAGGTTTAAGAAGACATTTTAACAATAGTGTGACGTGCCCTATATGTAGACATGATATAAGAGAACAAGACAATTCGGCACGCTTATTGACTGCTTTACGTGGCGGGTTAGAGGAAGCACTGATTGATAACTCGTTTAACGTTGATATATCCAACGATACTTTGATTATATCATATTCGTTATATGGTAATTACAATTAAAATTGAATATAACTATATTTTTATAAGATATAATTATACTAATGTTGCACGACGTAAAATTAATTGATTTTAAAACGTCTGAAATAAGCACTGAAAAACAGCAATTTGGTAAATGTAATTTGATATTCAGGATTCAGATGTTTGGTATAAATGAAAAGGGCGAAACATTCTCTATTTTCGTAGATGATTTTAAACCGTTCTTTTATATAAAAACACC